TCCCTTCACAGAAAAAGAAAAGGTTGAATCAGCGCTATCCGGAAAATCTGCATCCAGGCTTTCCAGCCAGCCGTTACCGGTATATTCTATATCTGCCGTTGTTTTTGTCGATATAAGAAATACGGCAACGGTTGGGCCGGTAATAAGCAAAAAGAGATCTGCAAAGCCATAAGCGGCATTGAATTCAAATTTTGCATTCCCCGCCATGGTCCAGCCTACCCGTCCGGGTAGAATCTTTTCCCATTTTCCGGAATCCTTGTTCGACGCATTGCGTGTTGCATGGGTAATCTTAAGACTGCAACCGGTGGCCACGGCTACCAGGGTTCCACCAACGTAGATCCCCATAAGTCGGCCATCTATAATATCAGTATGCTGTGCCATTGTATAAGGTATTTATATGTTAATGAGTGCTTTTTGTAAGGGCACCGTCTCCCTTAAACGTAAATGAATACGTACTATCGGCGCTGTCGGGAAAATCCAGCGACAGATCCTGAAGCAGTCCGGCTCCGCCATAATCAATATCTCCGGCATTTTGCGTTGAAATCAAAACCGTTAACACAGTTTGATTAACTAAAGCATCAAATAGTTCAGCAACGCCATGTGTTGCATCAAACCTAAATTTTCCATTCCCGCTTATCGACCAGCCAATGCGTCCGGAAAGGGTTTTCTCCCACTTTGAAGAATCCTTGTTTGAACTGTTACGGGTTGCCTGGCTAACTTTTACACTGCAACCGGTAGCTGCAGCAATCAGGTTTGCACCATTATAGAAGCCCACTAATCGGCCATCAATAATATCAGTTGTCTGTGCCATTTCTCTTATGTATTAAATTATAGTTTCACTCGTAAAATGTAATCCTGGGCAATATGGTGCACCTCTGCATCATCTTCGTACAGGTCCTGTTCACCATCATAACTGCTCGACAAAAATGTAACCGTTCCCTGCACGCCGGTATAATGATCCAGGGCATCCCTGCAGGCATCGGCCAGCGTTTGCGCTGCCTCATGTGTTTTTGCAAAAACGCTCACCTGGTAACGCAATTCAAATACACTGCTTGCCCTATCTTTAATAGTACTGGGATTGTTGCTTACTTTAAAATGTATTATATAAGGAACCTGCGTTTCTTGCGGAGCCCGGGAAATGAATATTTTCCCCCCGTTTATCCCCCCAAGGATGGTTTTTACTGCAGGTCCTATATTAAGAGAAGTACTCATACATTATAAAATGAGGGTCTGTACTTTTTTATAAAATTGCTCATGGCAATATTCAACTGGTCTGCAAGTATTGCCTTTGTTTGCGGTAATCCTTCCTCAATACCCGGACGCATAAATGGACGTGCACTTTGATTAGTCCTGTACTGAACAGATCCACGGTATTTTGAAAACATAAACCGGAATATATCCGTGCTTCCACCCTTGATATAATGAAAACGATTATCCGTTGAAGATGAATTGCTCTTTACCGCTCCGCCTTTACCAGGTTTCCCCCTGGTAACAAATTTCCCTATTCCCGAAGTTCCGAATTCAATAAATGGAGCGAAATACCCATCATTCTTGTACTTCTTCCCGGCCCTGGGACCTATACCAACCACCGGCCCGGTGGTCATTGCATTTCTGGGTAGTTTACGTATTACGCCTACTGAAGATCCCAGCGTTTTTGATATAGCACTGGCACGCCTTTTACATGCTGTCCTTATAGGTTGGGCAGCTGCTACAAGAGCCGGTATAATGATCTTCTTTTGTACCTGCATTGGCAACTGCGAAAGAATTTCATCAAATTCTTGTATTCCTTGTATGCGTACAACTTGTTGCATTATACATTTTGATTATCACGCCTGAAACATGTAATTTGAAAATATTTTCTACGTTCAATCTCATTTATAAATGTGATATTGTATTGAAGGCCGTCATCATCAACGATAATCATTCTGTCTGTTAGCCCGCTTAAATATCGTATGGTAAAAATGGTATCAATTATTGCAGTTCTTTCAAATCCTTGTTGCGATTCGGCTCCTGCCTTGCTTACTCTCTTTCCCCAAACTGTTGCAAAGTCAGAATAAGTAATAACCTGCTCATTGCCCGCATTTATTGTAATTACTGGCTGTCTAATGGTAATCTTATGGTCCAGGCTTCCCAGGTTCATTTAAAAAGGATTTTTGCACGAATCAGTAAGCAAACTCTCATATCCCATTGGCAAAGTATTCAGTATTTGACCGGCAACAACTTCCTGCCGGTTTTCGTACAAATGCCCCACCAATAGTAATATGGCACTCTTGTAATTCAGTGGCACTTTCGAGGCATCCGCATAACCGGCCACATATTCAATAATTACATTGTTGTGATCTCCACGGCTTGCAGGCCAACTTTTTCCAAAAGCCGGGTAAACAAAGCATGGCTCTTTTACATTATCCAGAACATAATCTCCGGAGGCCATTGTTTGAACTGTTCCTGTCGCATCAGTATATTTAATCGATGAAATACTCTGAACCGGGGGGAGTGGAAGATGCATTCTGTCATCATTCCACGCCCTGCGATTCGGAGGAATAGTTCCTAAAATATAATTGTAAAGCGATCTCTCCGGAATGTCAAGAAAATCATCATAAAACATCTGGAAAGTAGTAGGCATTAAACATCTGCCCAAATCCCGTTCCACAATGGCGCAGGCAGCGCCCAGGTATATCTGAATAATAGTATCTTCATCGGTATTGAATACCTTGCAATGCTTTTTTGCCTGATCCATTGTAATCGGATAGGCAACCGGTGGAGTTTTTATTATCCAGTTTGGTTGCATTATTTGCCTTGTAAAAAGTCCTCAATTTTTGCTGCTGTTGCTTTGCCAACACCCGGTATTTCAGTGAAATCAACAATTTTCTTTAAATCCTCCAGGGTTTTAATTCCAAAGTCAAAAATGGATTGCCTGGCAGGCAGATCTTCCGGGAGTTGATCTGTTTCTTTTTCATCAGCAGGAGTGGCATAACCATCATCCATTAACTGCTTGGCAAGAGCATCCTCAAACTCCACAACATCTCCCTCAAAATAGGCCAGGTTAAACTCACCGGTGGGTGATTTAGTAAATTTTATCGTTTTCATTTGCTTGCGTTTTAAAGGTTAAAATAGATGGAAAGCTTCCCTGAAAAGAGAAGCCTTCCATACTTCGACCTATTAGGTGGTTAAATAATCTTTGCAAGCTGCGAAGGATTCTGGGTGACGAACCGCCACATCCCAGAAACTGTTTACATATACATTTATAATCGCATTGATAGCGTTTACGTAAGGATCCACCACAATATCCAGGCCGCCCCACTGACCGATCACCAGGTCATTGAAATTGCCAAAAATTGCAGCAGAGCAAATACCTGTGCTGGTTCCCTTGGTAAGGTTGGCCGGAACGTTATTACTAACGGCAACCGGATATCCATTAAGCGGAGTTTCTCCACCATCCCATATATAGGTAGGGTAACCGCTTATCTTGGGTACTCCTTTGTATTTTCCACGGGTCTTGGCATTAATCAGGTATGCAAGTGCTCCCAGGTCTGCATTAGGAGTTGCAACTGCAGTTTCAAGTCCAACTACGCTCGTATAATCCGGGGCAAGACCATTCGTACCCATAGCATACGATCCAATAGATGCGGTATTAAGTATTCCGGTTGGTGCACCACCACTACCAGGGCCATTAATTGCTGCCGCTTCCAGGGCAATTGCAGTAGCCCTGATAATATCATCCTGGACAAATTTTTCAACATCTAAACTTGTCTGGTGAATAAGTTGGCGTGCTATCTGGCTATAAGAACCAAGCCTGTGAGGCGTCAGGGTTAATTTATCCCATGTTCCCTGCACTTCGCTGTTGCTGCCAATTTCAGTGGAAACCCATGCAGCTGCAGTCTGGGTTACCCGAGGTATTTGGAAGGTCCCCATCAAATCACTTAAATAGGTTGTGCCGAGTTTTGTCAGAACAAGCCTGTTCATAAGTCCGGAAATGAAAGCTCCAATTTGGGTAGGAATCAAAACGCCACCTTCTGCACCCGAAGTTGAACCAGTTGCCGAATAATCTCGTTTTTCAACTTTATATATTGAATTAAGGGCCGATAATGGCACGCCGAATCCGTTTATCTCAATACCGGATCTGCGGGCTTCACGTACAGCCTCTTCATGCATTTCTTTTTCCAGCCCTTCAACATTTCCACCATCCACACACTGACGTATAGCACGTAATATGCTATATCCACGCATTTCTTTTTCTTCCTGTTTTTTGTTTTCCTGGTTAATAAACTGTCCGGCCATCTTTGCCTGGCGTGCCTCCCATCTTTCGGCATTCTGAATCTGGGTATCAAATTCATCCAACTCCGTCATATATGCCGTGTGCTTCGTTCTTTCTTCAGCGGTTAATTCACGTTCAGCCGTTCTCACTAATGCTAGCAAATCATTTGCTTCTTTAAATTTAACTGCACGTTTCTCCTTCAGGTCTTTCGAAGAAAGGAGTGTTAATACACCAGGTACAAAGGCGAATGTAACGCCTGCGGATAATGGTCCTGCAATAAACAGCATAGATATGAATAGGAATGCCGATACTGCGAATAAAAACATTCTGTTTCTTGACTTCTGCTTTTTCATGATGGTTTAAATATTAAGTTTTACATTTTTGGTTATCTTCTTTTTCTCAGACCAAGCTCCAGCTCGGCTATATTGCGGTTATACATCGGTACAATAATTGGTTTTCTCCTTAGAATGCGGCCTTCCGAGAAATTTCTCAGGGCCACTTCCGTATCCAGGTAAGTAGGATCCACCACAGGTGAAACATCATAAATAACAGAAAAATCGAGTATAGTGCGCATCTCCTCGGCTCCGTCCGGGTCATTATCCAAAACTTCCCACTGATCCTTGCGTACAGCGAAAGCAAATGAGCTATGCTGAATATTCCCTAATGCAATATTTTCCACTAGATCATTTCCAGCCGTGGTATTGGGAGCATCAAATCCATACATCAGGCCAAATGAATCAGGAGTTAAGATAAGGGTTTTGGCAAGTGTCCGGGCAAGAATGAAATTTTCGTCATGG